TACGAGGAACTGCAAAAAAAGCACCTGAAGGAGCTGTAACTGATGTTGTAAAACGTGTCCATCCTGAGGTTCCATCAGTAGTCGTGCTTCCAGCAGTTGATGGGGTTAACGCATTTCCTGTTCGGTCATACCAGTAAATTTGTGCACTTATTGCTCTAGCACTTGTAGCAGCTTGTGCGTATCCAGTAAATGTGTACGTAGTAGAAGCTGTTACTGGGATGCCGTAATGAATAGGGTTATCTCCAGTAAGGCCTATAAAAACGTTTCCACTAGCTGTGGATGTAACTTGAAGGATTGCTTTTTGGCTATTAGGAAAGTCTGGTTGAGAAGATATTTCGTGATAAGGGGTTACTGTTGGGCTATCAGTAGCCGCATGGCGAGCTAAAACAGCGTTTGTTATAGAGCCCCATGAACCGATTGACTGTTCAAAAGAAGAGTCATTGAAATCAAGCATAAGATTTTTGCCCATGACAATCTTGCTGTCAAAGCCAGCATAGGCTTTAAGGAACTCGTTAAGACCAGCACGTGTGCCCTTATTTTTATATAAACGAGTTGCATTTCTTAAAAAGATTCTAGACTGCTTAAGCCCTAAGCTAGGTTCGTATGTAAGACCAAACTCTTGCATAAACGCAGGAATAAGTCGACCATCCAGATTTGTTACGTCATATCGGTTCATAACATTGTCAGCTTGAGTTTTGTACAGGTCTAACTGAAAAGCAAAAAGTTTAATAAATCTATAAAGAAAGTCATTTGTAGATTCTAAAGAGGTGTCATAGGGAATATTGCTTCTAACAATTTCTGGAAGGCTGTTATACATTCTTGTAGCAGAGCTATAGTTTTTAACGGAAATACCAATAGCCGTACCCGCTAACTGCCAAGAGTTGTGCACTGTTTCTCTTACAAAAAGCGTATAATAGTATGCGTGCCCAGCTTTAAGGCCTACATAGTTTGGCGTTTGACCCGTATCTGGGTAAAACCCAGGATCAGCAGCGGCTGTTGCCTCAAATAGTAGGTCACCATCATCTGCTGTTACTGGAAATCCATAACTGTTTCTTACAAGACGAACGTAATCCCAAGAACCAGATGGGCTACCCCATGTAAGCCAAATATTTGAGTAATCATGTGGCTTTGCTACAAAGTTGGCAGCGCTAAACTGTACGGAAGAACTTGCACCGTAATACGCCCCACCATAGTAATCAATGCCATATGTTGCCAATTACATACCACCCAGCAAAAGGTTTCCTGTAAAGTCTGAACCACCGCCAGAACCAACTTGACCCCCAGCAGCATAGAGAATTCCATCTGGACCAACGCGTGTCACAACCGTGCCAGAGGAGTCTTTCCACTGCATAAGGTCGGCACTTTGACTTGTAGCAGCCGTAATGGATAGTCCAACAACACTTGCTGAGCTAATAACAATTGCACTTCCACCGATATTTTTAACGTATTGATTGTGGGTATCAGCAACAATTCCAGCTTCAATATTGGCAAGGCGTGAGGTTATAGTTCCATAATCCCTACCATCGTTATACCAAGTAGCTGAAGAAGATGGCGCTGTTGATAGCGAAGGAGTGATACCCAAAGTTGTCTCAATAGCAACGACTTCAGCACGAAGCGTATTTGGGTCATTGGCAACAACAAGGTCTACAGAGTTAACCTTGTCTGGACCAAAGTTAACAACTGTGCCTGGATAAGATGCTGTAAGTGTCATTTTTTTCCTTAGCCTACGATTCCGCCTGAAGGGACAATGGTAAAGACTCCAGATTTAGGAATCTCATAAGTCGCACAAGGAATCTTGTTGACCCCTGTTGTTGATATAGAAGATGTCCAAAGATTGGCACCTGTGGTAGAACCAGTTCCCCCAGCATTGCCAGAGAGAGTGATGGTTTTAGCCCCCGTATCAAATGCCGTAATAGTTGTCCCAGAAGGAATGGTCACCGTTCCCGATGCCCCTACCGTAAGCGCAATTTGTTGACCAACAGCTACATTCGTAAATGAAGATACATTGTTGATTGTTGAGCTAGACGCTGCAATATCCCCCGTAAACGTAGCATCTGCACGGGTAAGGAGGGTTACATCAGCGTAATCAACGCCACTTACAGAGCTTATTGCAGTATGTACATATTGAAGAACTACCTGTTCTGCAAAAATAACATTGTTAAAATCAAATAAGCTTTGAAGTACCTGGTTAACTGCAGCCACTACATCAGATTGCTTGTATTGAGGAAGCAAATTTACATTTAATGTGATGTTAATTGGCACATAAACTGGTGGATTTATTGTAAGAGTAGTTGTTGCAGGGGTTTTGTCTGTAATGTACGTTATTAGAGCAGTTGAGGCGTTTGTAAATGCTGATGTAACATTTCCAGATGAATCTACTCCAGGTGTTCCCAGGCTGGTATCTCCAAAAGGAGCAATATACAGAATTATGCTGTTATAAGCAGAACCAGAGTCAGCAATAGCTTTTGCAATAGAAGGGACTTGAACAGCTATAGCCGCATAATCTGCTAAAGAAACAGCACGATTTAAAGCGGTCAAAGAATAGGGAGTATTAAAACGAATGCTGTCAGTAGTTTCTGGGTCAGCACCGCCGTTTGCAGCAGCTGCGTTATTGACTCTAATTCCTGCTACTACATTGTTAAGTTGATAATTAAGAGTTCCTGGACCAACGTTTCCAGATGCTCCCCCACCTACACGATATGTAACATAAACGCCATTAGTTGGCGGAATTCTTCCACTAATTCCATCTCCAAAATTAATATATGAAATTCCATTAGCATCTGTTGATACGCTATAAGAAGGGTCGTTATATCCAGCATCAATAAGGTATGGGATTTCTGTATAAATAGTTCCTGTTGGAACTCCGCCAACAAGAGTGCCCACAATAACGCTACTTGTTTTAGAAATAAGCGGGTAATTAGCTAGAGCAAAAACTTGATTTGCTGTACCGTCTGAATCTCCTACATGCTCATAAAAATATGTTTTACCTTGAGTAGCTGTAACGGTGTTTGTTCCATTAGCTGAGACTGTCACAGCAGCGTCTGTTTCAAAAATAATTTGCGTGCTTATTCCATTGACTGTGGTTGTAGTGGCTACTTGGGTAAGGGCAGGAACAGTTACTGGATTAGCTGTGCTGTTGGAAAAGGTAAGAGTGACTGTTGCTGGAGTTCCTGTGCTTGGGGTGTATCCGAGCATGTTGGCCTGAGCAAGAACAGAGCTTCTTTGGGTTGCCGTGGCAATAAACCCCTCGTTAGCAGCTCTGTCGATGTAGTAATTTAAGCCATCTCCTTCATAAGCAAATAGCTCAATAAGAGTAATACCAAAATCTGAAGCGTCTGTGCTTGTCCATTCAGGCAAAAAGTATGGAATTAGGGCAATCATGTCATCACGAATGGCCGAATAATCACGTGATGTGTAATCTACAGACGGAATATAGTTTGATGCCATTAGTACTCCTGAATAACGTTGCCAGTACGGTCAAGGACGCCTGTCTTAAAAGATACTTGTGCTTTATCTCTATTAGGCAGGGTATAGTCAATTGTAACGCTTAGAACACCCTCTTGTTGGTCAATAGCGCCCGAAACCTTATTAAGAACAAGGGAGGTTAGGTACTTATTAAAGACATCTCTGACGCTGCTAGCCACAGTATTTATCGCATCTGAATCGGTTTCAAAAAGAGAACTCTTTACAGTTCCTCCGTATTGAGGCCTAAATACCCGCTCACCTATTTCAGTCATCACAGCAGTGACTACACGACTTTGCCATATAGCTTTTTGGTCGTTAGAGGAAAGAATAGAACCAGAGCTATCTACTGAAAAAGGAAGAATAATTGCTCTCTCCATTAAAATACTCCTACCCATAGAGGAAAGTTAACGTCTCCGCCTTCAAACATGACCCATACTCCTTGCCCAATATTTGGAACTTCTCTGTGGTAAGTGTGCTCAGCCGCAGAACCGCCATTTTCTGAACCGTCTTTGTCAAGAGAATCTGTAGAGACAACGTGAGGGTGAACAAGTTGACCACTATTTCCAGTATGAGCTGCATGAGAAGCTGTCGTACTAAAAGTATGCGTGTGGGCATATGCTCCTCCCAAACTGCTTCCAGTTGTACCGCTAATAGTGTGAGTAGCGTGCGTGTTTAACAAAGCAGCTACTTCAGAAGCTAGGTGCGGAATGTGGTCAAGATGGTTTGCGTTTCCTGTAACGGGATTTACTGGAAAAGCCCAATTAGACCAATTAGTGTGCAAAACTTGTGGACAAGTAAAACGTATTTTATTTAAATTATCTGAATCTTGATTATCTTGGCATACACCTCGATAAATTCCGTAATAAAGGTTATCTGACATGTGCTTTACTCATTTTCTCTAAAACAATTGGTGGCATCTTTTTTTCAACAACAATAGGGGCTTTTAGATTACCACCAGAGCCAACCCATTTATGCGATGGAGCAGCTTTATTAGAGGTTTTAGGTGCATTAACCGCTTTTGATACGGATGTTTTTAAAGATTCTTTAGGGGTTTTTCCTACTGTTTGTAGCTGCGTTTTGGCAACCACAGTCTTTTGACGTATTCCTGGTGTTATTACCCTTTTAATGGTTTGGCTAGGTAATGATACGTTTTTATTATCAGTCCACTGGGATGCCACTCCAAGAGAGTCTGTCCCTACCATAAGAGTGGTCGAATATTCTTTATTTCCTTTAATATCATGCGACACCCCTAAAACAATCCAATACCCAGAATAATCTTTTCCTATTCCGTCTAAATAAATTGGAGAGTCTGGAAGAATAGTTGGATTTCCTTGAATAGTCACTTCTCCACGATATGCATATCGGTTTCTTTCATCAGCAGCGTCAGCTTCGTATTTAGCAATTTCGTATGTGGGAGCTACAGTTCTTGTATGGTATGCGTCAAAAACTGGGTCTGAAGTTTTCTTTCTAGTTTTTGTGTTAGGAGTTTGATTTACGTAAGAATGCGATACTGAATTTGCTCTATCTGTTCCGTTAATAGCTACTGTAGTTTTTTGTGCATCTTCATAAGGAATAGACTCACCAATAAGAGGGGTAAAAGAGTAAATTCCAGTTGCCCTAGTCTCTAAGCCCCTCATTGCATAGTATGGGGCCTCCTGCCTAACATCGGTAAAGTCTTGTGTAAGGGGCTGAAAAATAATTGATGTATTGTCTGCTTTAAGCGAGTATCCATTTTGTTTAGCAAGCTTAACCATAAGCTCCCAGTCAGTCATTCCGCTTTGTGAAATTTGGTCATAAACACGGGGTGAAGGAACAGCAATATAAGAAAAGTTATTTTGTTGGGCCAAATCTGCAACAACTTGGTCTGCAGTAGAATTAAGCCATACTTTTTGAGATTGCTGTTTAAATACATATGAAGCACCGATTATGTGTACATCTACATAGTTTTTATCAGAAGAAAGGTCTGGTTGTATATGGTGAACATAGCCGTTAATAGTCCTAGTACTGCCAATACCACTAATAGTAAGGGTTACAGGAGTTCCTCCAGAAATTGAGTCATAAGAAACGCTCCAGTCAATAAAGCGCACAGTATGCATCTCATGCTCGTACCTAGCATGGCTAGAGGTTAGGCTGTATGCTCTAGTTAAAGGCACGCTAAGTGTAGGAAACTTAATATCTATATGACTAAACATTAGGTATTCTCAAAACTGTTCCTGGAACGATATTACTAAAGTCCACAATTTGTGGATTATATTCAGGTATTAACCACCAATAATCTGGGCGTCCGTAATACTGCTCAGAAATTTGGTCTAAGCGCTCATTTTGAGAATAGGTATGCTCTTGCCATTTTACAGTTCCAGGATTATCAAACTCGTAAAAAACAATTGGAAAAGAATTTCCATCAGGAACAAACGCTACATAATCGATAAGCTGCGTATAGTAACGAGAGTTTTGGTAAATCATTAACCCACCACACCATTATTAGTAGTTTGTTGAATATTTGCACGAAGGTCAACAGTAACGTTAACATCTGTACGGATAGGAATAAGGTCACGGGTAAAGGCAAGATGATTTACTTCAATATCAGAAACCACCCCTACAAACTTTTGATTTCCTAAATCAAGACGAATAAGAGACGGCATGAGGTATCCTATATTAGATGTTTGACGCCCACCAATACCTGTCCAACCAGACCCATTAATAGTCCTATAAAGAAACTCTAAATCGGATTCTGTTCCATACGATAATAGGTTTGAAATATTTTCTTCAATAATATCTACTGTGTTTGTTGTTAAGTTTCCAACAGAGTAAAAAGGAACAATGTCAGATAAACTTGCTAAATATCTTTGATATTTTTCCATTGCAACGTCTGTCAACGGAGCGTTTTGTGGACCAGACACTAAATTTTTTGCACATGCAAAGTCATTAGTCCTATCCAAACGCAAAGTAAACGATATAGTTGAGTTCGCTGCAGCAAAACCAGTAAGAGCAAGAGTTGGGTCAGAAGCATTTGGAGTAATGCTCATATTTACAGCTGTATTTTGACTAAATGTTTCTGGGTTCCACATAAACTGAAAGCCATATTTATTAGAACTTCCTTTAGCACCAGCAGGTGGTGTGTATATTCCCGTGGTTTTGTAGTCTGGTGCGCTTGTTGGTCCCACATAACCGTTGTAATACCAGATACGTCCTCTACGAGTAGCGTGGTGGCTATCATCTCTGTGGACAACTGTGTCTGGTGAAACCGCATCAGGCTCTAATGGCAAACTCCACTTATGTGGGGGAAGATTGAATTTATAATCTGAAGTAGGATTTAAAGGAGGAGGAGTTAGATTTTGTTGCTGTGTTGCGCCACCACCCCCTTGATTTTTAAGTTTACTTTTATCATATAATTCTTTTTGTTTTTTTCTTGCGGCATCTGCTTGAGCAGAGATGCTTTGCTCACTTGAACTTAAGGCGTATTTAACAGCAGCTCCGCCAACTTTATCAATAATATGACCAACTTGACCTGGAGCATGGGCTATTTCATTTACAGCTCTAATTAACCCATTAAGCAAGTGGATTCCAGCATTTTCAATATGTGGATTGTTTGGAGAGGTACTAACTGTAGGAATCTTTACATTGCTAGGATTAATAGCACCTATGCGTGCGCCAAAACTTCTTGTGTTTTTAGCTGTCATTTAGTGGCCACCTTTGATTGAATATTTATAGATAAAAGCTCTTTTTTGATAAGAGTTGCAAGCTTTTTTTCATCAAGTTGTTGACCATGTGGCACGGGTATGTTTATCGTTACTCCGCCATAATTGTGGCTGATACCACTACCTGGTGCGGATGACTCTAGTATACCCGTTTTAGCGTTGAAGTATAAGTATGATTGAGCCATATTTGCGGCTGTGCTAGATGATGAAGAGTCAGAACCTAATCCCAACCCCCCTCCTCCAGAAGAAACGCCACCAGTCATAGCTTGATTTGGGTCATAACCCAAAAGGTCGTTCATATTAAGTGAACCACCGCTAAAGGTTGTCCCAGTCATGCCCTTAAGAAGACCGCTAAGGTTTCCAGCCATAGTTGTTGGGCTACGGTGTCCTTTAAGAAGGTTGCTGTTAATAGCAGTACCAGTTGCGCCATTAATAACGCGGCGAGCAGCAGAAACGCTCTTAAGATTTATGCTTGTTGTTTTAATAACATCCCCAGTATGAGGTGCCTCAACCATACGGTTATTTCCAATATAAATAGCAACGTGGTCTGGTGATTGAGGATTTCCAAAGAATAAAAGGTCACCAGGTTGCGCATCTGTAGGGGTAATAGCGGTTCCGCAGTTTATTTGTGCATACGTTGTTCTAGGCAACATAACGCCAACTCTTGCAAATGCATATTGAACAAATGAGGAGCAGTCAAAACCAACAGTGCCATTTCCTTGGTTAGTGCCTACTGTTGGACCGCCAATACTTCCGCCGCCCCACGAATACGGGATTCCTTGAAGGGAAAGACCCGTAGAAATTACAAGATTAGCGGCACCAGTACTTTGAATAGAAGATACCTGTGGACTTACAGATGCACCCTGTCCAAGACCAGCGCTGCTCTTTTGTCCAAGACCAGAACCACCAACAAGGGAGCTTGCAGCGCTATATCCAAGGCTTGCACCAACAATTCCACCACCAGCAACGTCTACAGCCTCACCAGCAATAAACCCTCCAATAGCACCAAGAGCTTTAATGCCAAATCCAGCAACGCTTGCTAGGGCGCCAGCCGCACCTTTGCCAACAGGGTTATTGAGAAGAGTTTCTCCTTTAGCAAGCTGCTTAAGAGCAGCCGCAGCTGTAACATTACTACTAACAAGCTTAGTAAGAGCATCGGTAGCCTTACCAAGAAGTCGGTTAGCCTCTACAAATCCTGCTGCTTCTGGTGTTTGAGATGCTGCTAAAAGACCAAATTGTTTTTGATTAAGGTCACTTTGTGAGTTTACTGCAGCAGTAAGTTGGCCTGTTTGAGTAAGGCTTGCCTTAGTAAGGTCTCCGCCTTTAGAGAATTGAAGTGCCGCTGTTTGAAGGGCTTGACGCAGATTTTGGTCACCAGCAGCTGCTGCGTCTAAGAGGTTTGCAAGACCATTTCCAGGCTGTAAAGCGATAGCAATATTGCTGGCATTAAGACGACCGCCAGACTGTTGTACTGCAAAGTTATAAATATCTCTAAAAATTGCGGCTGGATTACGTTCAGCTCCATTAGAGCCACGAACGTTAATTCCCATCATACGAAGAGTGTTAACAGACTGTCCCGTATTAAGCGCAGCAGTGGCTTGCATAGCGCTTGTTGCACTTCCTGTTAAATTAGAAAGTTGCATAGTTCCAGGCATAATTTGACTGTTATATCCTGGCAGTCCTGGAAGAACTCCGTTTTGAGTTCCAAGAGCAATTGCTTGTTGAACATCTGTTGAGCTTGAGGTTGTTCCCATACCCATTAGGCTTTTTACAGTGGCGTTAACATTGCCCTGCATACCTGAGAATTTGGCTTGAGAGGTTAATAGTTGAGAGCTAACAGCTTGTTGAACGGTAGGCATTGCTGTAGCAAGGGAGCTGGCCACTCCTACAGCTGCGCTTATTCCAGCACCAGCTATGCTTCCTACAAGACTTGCTGCTCCAGCTCCACCGCTACCAAATCCTGTGCTGTATGTGCCTTGGGCGTTAGCAATTGCCATTCCAGGGCTAGATGCCCCACCAGCTCCACCGACCCCGCCAAGTCCACCAAGCCAGTTTTTAATGTTACTGCCGATGCTCTTAGAGCGGTTATCAATTTTGTCAAACTCAGGAGAAATCTTTTGCAGTAAAGAGAAGACGTCATTGAGCATCTTGGTTTTAGAGCCCGCATCGGAGTTAAACTCTCCAGCCACGTTATCCTCTTCTCTTTAAGGCTCTTGCAAGCCAGTTTCCACGTTCCCTAAAAGATAAGGAGCGTATATCTTCTAAAGTCCAACCAATAAACGCTCTGGTGAGCGCTTCGTATTGGTCTAATAAGCTCTCGTAATCCTTCTCGCTATAGGCGAAACAAAGACATGAGACTGAGCGGCGTATTTACTTCTGTACCGCATGCCTCACAGGTCTTCATCACATCCCCAAGGCGTGGTCCTGGATTTTTAGCCAGAATTTCTGCAACAAGCTTTTCTCTATCTCCCATACCCAGTTTAAGGACGGTCGATGTTCCAAGAGAGCCCTTGCCATCAATTCCTAGAAGACAACCTTCAAGAAGGATGGTGTTAAGCTCAGCAATAGTTTTTTCTGTGCTTTCCATAAGAAGTCGCTGTGTACGACCATTAGGGAAAGTTACTTTAGCTACACCTGCTTTAATCTCTACATCCCATTTTCTATCATTAATTGGGTCTTCCAACTCTGATACTGGGACGTCATCATTTAAATCAATAGTAACAACTGATTCTTTACCGCATTCAGAGCAAAACAGGTTGTAGTCCGCTTGTTCCCCAAATGTAACCTTTCTGATGCCCAAAAGAATCGCTTCTCTATCAGCAGCTAAAAGGTCTTCAAAAGTATCTTTAGTTACTTTTTCTTGCCCCAAACTTACAAGCCCTCTTTGTAAGATTGTATTAAGAACCTTACCTAGAGAACCTGCTTTAGCAATAGCCTCTTCATCAGAGCCATTAAGCTCACGTACTTCTGCGTACTTAATGAGAGAACCATCCTGGGAGAGGTATCCCCCAGGAAGATTCACGTCACTACTTGATGGTGCAACCGTCTTTACTACGACTGGTGCTTCTCTTAGTGCTTCTTCAATGGCAGCGTTAACTACCTTTGGATTAGATGTTGTTTCCACGATTAATGCTCCTTATTTTGGGTTATGCAAGACCAAGCTTTGTATTAGTGTCTACTGCGCCATTCTTCATGTAACCAACTGATAGTCCTTCGTGAACAAGAGTCATCTGTTCAAAAAGAATATTCTGGTCACCTGCGTTTAGGTCTGAGTATTGTAGCGTTGTAATCCATGCGTTATGAATATCAAAACGCATTTTTGCAATTGAATGGATATCTGTACCTTCATCTGCTATTGCTGGGTGGTCAAGAACATAGATTTTTACGTTAACACGAAAATCATTAGTTCCAGGAGTTACAGCGATACCCTCACCTGAAGCTGCGGCAAAGAGTCCGCGCATCCACTTAATTCCTTGATAATTGGAAGTAAGAGTTCCATGTTGGAAAGTGATTGGTGTAAAGGTAGTCATTCCAGGAATCTGGTGAATAGTGGTGTTGTAGCCACCTTCACGGTATGGAATTGACTGTGTGTTGATACCCAAACCAGTAATGCTGGTGAATCCAGCAGATACGGTAGGTGCAATATCTGCATCAAATGGTGTTGACGCAGATGTGAACTCCGCAAAAAACTTAAAATTGCGAAGTGGGTCTGTCACAATTGACGAGAACCGTTGGATGTTAGTTGTTGCCATTTATTGGGCTCCTTATGCCACTGTGACGGTTGCGCCGCCATCGAACTGACCGATATTGATTACTACAAACTCAGCTGGACGTTGCAACGCAACTCCCACCTGAATATTGACTTGTCCCGCCTCAACAGTTGCGAGCGTATTGT